TTAAACCAGATAAATTATTGTGTGTCGGTGATGAGCTTGATTGTCAGACAATATCAACCTATGCACGTGGCACAGCCTTAGAGTTTGAGGGTTCTTTACAAAAGAATATAATAGGTTTGAAAGGCTTGCTCAAAGAATTCCGTAGTGCTATTGGACGCAGTAAGCCTTTCATTATGCAACGCAGTAACCACACAGCACGCATTGAGAAATACGTTCAAAAATTTGCCCCTGCAATGTCAGTTTTAGATTGCATTAAAATAGAAAACCTTTTAGGTTACAACGATAAAGATATAAACATTACATATAACAGAACATTAAAAGAATTTACTAAAGGTTGGCTTCTTGCTCACGGCGATGAGTCTAGGTTATTTTCTATGGCAGGTGCTACAGCTCTTAATTTGGCAGTTAAGACTAATAAATCGGTTATATGTTCTCATACCCATCGTCAAGGAATAATGCGCCAAAGTTATGGTTTTGGGGGCAAGCAAACAACTCTTACAGGTGTTGAAGTTGGGCATCTTTGCGATATTAAAAAAATGAGCTATTTGAAAGAAAACATTGCAAATTGGTCGGCTGGCTTTGCTGTGGTATATGAAAAAGATGGTGTTGTCAAACCTGAGCTGGTGTCTTTTAATAATGATGGGTCTTTTATAGCTGAGGGTGAACTCTGGCGTTAAAGCCGTTATCAAATTGTTATAATTCAATGCCGTGTTTTGACACAGGTAAGCCTTAACCTTTTTTTAACGAAAGGGGCAATATGGATAAAACTTGGTATCCAATCTCTCATCTCTTAGCGCACGCTTATCACACTATGGATTATTACCATAGAACTAGGTGCATTTTTGAGAAATGCGATTGTGAAAACAAGCTTGCGCAATTGCAAGAATTTTACGGACTATTTATAGGAGTCAACTAGATGGAATATCTAAAGAATTACATAGAAGTTAAAGACAGAATACAAATGTTTTACGAGAAATATCCAGAGGGCACTTTGCATTTTCAATACAAAGGTGTTTTAGAGTTTAACGGCGAAACATACATTTATGGTGAAGCGTTTGCTTACCCTGAACGCGACAAGATGGCTTATGCAAGTGGTTGGGCTTGGGAACGTGTACCAGCTAGAGGCTTTGCTAAAGGTGCTGAAATGATGACTCTTGAAACAAGTGCTTGGGGTCGTGCTATTGCAGCTCTTGGTATTGCTGTGACTAAAGGTATTGCTAGTCGAGAGGAAGTTCAACGTAACGTGAACCCAGAAAATGACCCTTGGCAGACCCCACCAGATAGCCTTAAAAAGGCCGTAGAGGGCAAAATTAGCCAAGAAACCCCTGTTCAGGTATCTGGACAAGGGCAAGGCTTAGAAATGAGCCATTTTGGCCATTATCGGGTTGCTACAGAGAAGCAAATAAACTTCTTGCATAGCCTATGTAAACGTATCTATACTGACTGGGATAAAGAGAAACTACTGAAATATCTGCAATTCCTAAGTAAGGAACAGGAGTTTTCTAAGCTAGAATTTGCACCATACACAATTGTTAAAAACCAATTAGATAATCAACAACAATTGGCAGATAACCTTAGTGCTTGGTTAAACGCTTCTAGACTTCCATCAAGCCACGAACAGGCTGAAATGGCAGCTGCAGATTGGAAGACAGACCAATTTTAGAGATACTTTTAATGAACCCATATTTTAGTGACGTTGAGCTACTACCAAGCGACTATCGGAAAATAGCCGTTTGTGAGTCGTCATTAAATCCAGAAGCGATTAACAGAACAGGCAAATATAGAGGCTTGTTTCAGTTTGATAATCGTAGTTGGGTATATGTCGGGGGAACTGGTGACCCTGCTCGAGCCTCTGTGCGTGAACAACTCCTACGCGCACAGAAGCTTGTACAAAAGCAAGGATTTGAAAGAGCGTTCCCACAATGTTCAAAGAAAATGGGGGTAAAATAAGTGGAAGTATTTACGGCATTTGTTGGTGTGTTTCTGGTGTTATTAGTGTTATTTATGCGACAATAAGACTAAGAAAGGGGGGCGAATGAAACCACAAGACGTATACAAGCTTGAGCAAGTCTTGAGACTCTCAATTTCACAAGACTTACTTAACAAGGCATCAAACTTTCATAATCGTGATGATATGGAAGAAGCAAGAAAGATAGTAGAAAAAAAACACTAAGTCAAGACAGGGGCAATAAATGGGAACACCTTTAGGTAGAGAAGCTGTTATTAGTTTGTTAATTGGTGGGATACTTACTCTTGGTATTATGCAGATTTGGGAGTGGGTGAAAGCGTATGTTAGAACTTATATCAAGGTGCGTTAATTGTGGTGGTTGGTGTTACGCAGCTAGTTATTGTAAAACTTGTATGAAAGGAATTAAATAATGCAACAATTCATAGTAGGTGTATTTGCAGGTGCGTTTATAAGTGTCGCATCATTAGCTGTAGCAATTAAGTTGTATCTCAAATAATGGCTACATATATTTGGTGTAAAAGCTGTCATCAAATGATTGCTAAAGAACTGATACACGAGTGTGACAATGAGTAATGTCATATACTTGCATTATCATTACGATTACGACAACAGTAAAGAAGTTGCGTGCCGTGATGCTAAGTGTTATCAGAAACGTTTAGAAGATAAAAAGAAGCTAGAAGAATACCAATTTCAAATTGATTGTGATTTAGCACGTAAAGAGAATTTAAGAATAGTTGAAGATATGATTCAAGACCCAAGGATAGACAACTATAACGATTACTGATATAAGTAACCTGTTGGTCGCTCAAGCCAACTCTAAACCTTAACTTGAGGGTTGCTTAGTAAGCAATTTAATGGCCGTTAGAGGGTCTTAAACAACTATGCCCACTATGCATAGCGTGTAACAATACGAGAAGTTACGACATCACAAGCTACTATCAACGAGTCTCCTGATAGTAAACAATAGTTTGCGATGATATGGCGAGACTACGCAGAATAATAAATAACGCGTCCGTTCGAAAGTACGAAACCTCAGGGGTTCATACTAAGAGAATGGTTCTAATCATTAAGCCGTTCTCTGTACTTCAACACTCAAAGGTTCTTAACATATACTAGATAATATGTATAGTAAGATTAAACGTAATGGTTCATCAAGAAAATGGCGAGCACTTAGACAAGCCATACTCAAACGAGACAACAACACCTGTTACTACTGTGGAATTCCTACAGCTACTACGGTCGACCATCTCACACCCATCGAGCAAGGCGGCGACAACAACGCAAATAATCTCGTTGCTGCTTGTTCAAATTGCAACTACTCTAAAGGCAATCGAACAGAAGACCAGTACATTAAAGACAGAAACAATAAAGCTAGAAGACAAGTAATGAAAAATAAACACAAAAACATTGGATTTTTTATGGGCGCAGGACACCCACCGACCCCTGCCAGCAAAACCTCCCCAAAAGAGTTAAAAACACCGTTTGAATTGCCTAAAGGAGTTAGTCGTAATGATTAAAGAAGAAAAACACAGAATTCTGCCTGCTTTAGATAGGGCACACGAAGAAGCGTTACGTCAGGGCATCATCACAGCTCTCGATGCAGCTGGTATGGCTATGGCTTACACGCTTGCAGGTGTTCTTGATGGTGGTACGTTGAAACCTATTGAAGAAGTTAAATATATGGGGCAGTTGCAACAAATCTTAGATAAGTATGGTTTGAGTTTGTATGGACGTAAAGAAAAACCAGAGTTAGAAACAGGTGAAGACCCAATTGACAGCCTTAGGAAACTCAACCCCGAGAATTCAGACCACAGCACTAGCTTACCCAACTAGAGGTAACGAAGTAGCCGAGTTTGCTCGGCAAATAGATATGCCGTTGATGGAATGGCAACAGTATTTAATTGATGAAGCTTCAAAGATTAAAGAAGATGGTACTTGGGCTTACAAGAATGTGTTGGCTATTGCAGCTAGACAAAATGGTAAAACACATTTGCTGCGTATGCGTATTCTGGCTGGGTTATTTCTTTGGGACGAAGAACTACAGATAGCAAGTGCCCAAACACGTGATTTATCGTTAGAGACTTTTAGAAAAGTTATTGAAGTTATAGATAACTATGATTGGCTACGTCGAAAAGTCAAACACGTAACAAGAGCCAACGGCCGTGAAGAAGTGCAACTAAAAAATGGTATGCGTTACAAAATTGTAGCAAGTAATTCAGGTGGTGCAAGAGGTTTATCCTCAGACCTTGTAATCCTTGATGAGCTTAGACAACAAAAAACCTACGATGCTTACTCAGCACTTGTGTTCACAATGAACGCCAGACCCAATTCACAGTTTTGGGGCATCAGTAACGCTGGTGACCATTACTCAATAGTGCTAAACGCTATGAGACAACGAGCACTTGACAAAATAGAAAAAGATTTAGATGACCCAATGTGTTTTATGGAATGGTCAGCATCACCAAACAGAAAACTATCAGACATAGAGGGCTGGAAAGAAGCAAACCCAGCACTAGGTAGAACAATCACAGTAGACGCAATCAAAGCCAGACTAAGTGACCCACCCGAGATATTTCAAACAGAAGTTTTATGCCAATGGGTAGAAACAATGAATGGCGCTTGGCAGATGGGAACTTGGAATACGTGTATGCAACCAAACCTTGAACTTAAACCAGATAGACCAACTTGGTTAGGTGTCGAAATATCACCAGAACGTAACACTTGGGCTTTAACAGGTGCACAAATACTTGAAGACAGAACTATAGCTGTAGGTTTAATGGAATTTGTCGAATCAGATAACCCAATAGATGATTTACATATAGCAGGGCGCATATCCGAATGGGCTAAACATTACAACGCAGAAGCTGTAGTAGCTAACAGGTTCACAGGTGACTCAGTAGTAGCCAAACTACGTCAATCAGGAATAAACGCAGAAGTCATACAAGGCTCAAAGTATTATCAAGCTTGTGATGAAGTATTGAGTGCTATGTCAGGTGGACGACTAGCTCATTCAAACCAACCAGATTTAACTTCAAGCATAAATTCTTGTATAAAAAAAACAAATGATACAGGTGCTTGGTATGTGATGAGACGTAAAGTATCGACAGCTGCAATAAGTATGATTTTGGCCGTTCATAAAGCAACCGAGTATGGTGGCAGGTCACAAAATCAAGACATTGTAGTTGCTTAGGTGCTTGACTATTATAACGATTTGGTAAAGAATTAGAAGTTATGGGCTTCTTTCAAAATCTTCTTGGTGTCACACCAAATGAGGACGTAAACAAAGTAGATGCTGCTGTAGCGCCTTACAATTACCAACAGTATGCCCAACCATTTGACTATTTTGGTTTATCATCAGTAACCAGAGCACAAGCTATGCAAGTCCCAGCTGTTGCAAGAGCTAGAAATATTATTTGTGCAACTATTGGTTCATTACCTTTAGAAGTTAGACGCGAATCAAACAATTCTAAAGTTCCAACCCCACCTTTTATTAGACAACCAGACCCACGTATGACAGGACAATCTGTATACACATTTCTTGCAGAAGATTTATTATTTACAGGCCAAGGATATTTAAGAACACTTGAACTTGGCACAGATGGACGACCTTTATCAGCTGAATGGATTTCAGTAAGCCGTATTACAAGAACTTTAGATTCATTAGGCCACAATGTACGTTACTACAGCGTCGACGGCAATCGTGTACCCGAAAATGGTTTAGGTTCACTTATTCCGTTTACTGGTTATGACGAGGGATTACTTGTAAGAGCAGGAACAACAATACTTACAGCACTTGCATTAGAAAAAGCAGTTAAAAGATTTGCCGACGAACCAACACCTAATGTTGTGTTGAAATCTAACTTGCCAATGCCTGCTGAAAGAGTTACAGCCCTATTAAATTCTTGGAAAGAAGCACGCAACACTCGTGGCACAGCTTTTGTAAACGATACAATCGATTTTCAAAGCATAGGATTTAGCCCAGAACAATTAACGCTAAACCAAGCACGACAATATATGGCTTCCGAAATTGCTAGGGCTTGTAATTTACCTGAATACTATGTAGGTGGAAACGCAGGTGGTTCAATGACATATTCAAACGTTACAGCTGAACGTAGAAGCTTAATTGATTTGTCTTTACGTCCTTTAATGACTTGTATTACACAAAGATTAAGCGACAATGATATTACGCCACGTGGTTCTATAGTAAAATACAATCTTGAAGAATTTTATTCACCAAGCGCACAAGAACGCGCAGACATATATACAAAACTTATTCCTTTAGGTGTAATGACAGTAGAGGAAGCAAGAGAAAGGGAAGATTTGATAAATGAATAATTTTATTAAATTCTCAACCGACATTATCGCAGCTAATTCATCAAAACGTGAATTAACA